CTTGAAGAATGTAGAATTAAAAATATTCATGTTCATATTGACGGTGCTTGGATTACCTGCTGTCGCGATATCAGGTTTGATTTTAATCATGCATCTATTAGATCCGTTGGCATCAGTCTTAGCAAAGGCCTTGGTTTAGGATGGAACAGGATTGGCTTACGTTGGACTAGACAAACTCATGCTGATAGTGTTACAATAATGAATGACTTCCACATGAATAATCGAGCATTGGCTATGATTGGATTACACTTTATTCGTAATCTTCCAAGCGATTATTTGTGGAATACATACGGAAACATTTATTACAAGGTATGTAAGGATTTTAACTTAACACCAACTAACTCAATTTATCTTGCGTTACGCAATAATCAACCAGTCGGCCTAAGCCCATTAATTCGATATGTCGCAGAACAGTAAAACATTTTGTATGCATCCTTTCACAGGATTAGCTACTAGGGAAGACGGAGCTATATGTGCTTGTTGTCGCAGCCATCCTGTTGGGTTCATACAAAAGGATACATTAGAAAATATTTGGAACAACGATACAATGCAACGTATTCGTCGACAAGTACTTAACAGTGAACGTCCTGCCGAATGTGAGCCTTGCTTTAGTCTTGAAGACCAAGGAGTTGAAAGTTTGCGTATGCGCCACATTGCTGGCAAAATTCCAGAAGCACGTATTAATCTGTATCCTAATACACCGTTACTAGAAGTTATGCCGTTTGAGATTCCTACTATGGAACTTAAATTAAACAATTTGTGTAATTTAAAATGCCGTATGTGTCATCCTATGGACAGTACTAGCT